AGGGAGCTAGAGCATTACCTGTTGGGCGCAACGGAAGACAACATAGGTATCCTAGCACTGGAAGAGGATATACCCAAGACAGCACTAGGTATCATGTCAATCGAGGCCAACAAGCAGTTACACCTTGACAAGACAGTGTCACAGGAAGAGAAGAAAGGATACTGGGACAGGACGTTAGGGTCAGGACGTATCTATATGTTCGATCACTGGGGCAGCACAAGCGAGGACAACCTGTTAGGCCGTATACGATACATGGCTAAAGGTCTGGACTGCAAGTGGATCATCCTAGATCACCTTAGTATTGTGGTGAGCGATCAGGACAACAATGACGAGCGTAAAGCTATTGACAGTATTATGACAAATCTTAGGAAGCTAGTACAGGAGACAGGTGTAGGGCTATTCCTAGTGTCACACCTACGCAGACCTAGCGGCTCTAAGGCGCATGAAGATGGAGGTAAGATCAGCCTAGGGGAGCTACGGGGCAGTGCAGCAATCGCACAGCTTAGTGATATTGTTATTGGTTTAGAGCGTGACCAACAGCATGCTGACCCTACTACACGCAACACAACCTGTGTCCGTGTGTTAAAAAATAGGTTCGTGGGGTTGACAGGGCCTGCCTGTTACCTGTATTATGATAAGGAGTCTGGTCGAATGATAGAAACCAGTTGTCCTACAGGTGACGAAGCGGAGTTCTAGTGATGAAACAGTTTGTATTTGACATAGAAGCCAATGGGTTTGACCCAGACACAGTGTTTTGTGTATGTATCCATGAGATAAAGAACGAAGATAACATGTATGAGATACATCAGGAGTGTCTCAAGAGAGGCAGGTTTCAGGATTGGTTAGATGCGGAAGGCGAGTGTGAACTGATAGGCCACAACATCATAGGTTATGACGTACCTGTATTAGAGAAACTGTTGGGTGCAGACTTTAGCAAGTGTAAGATCACCGATACTTTAGTCATGTCAAGATTAGCTAGCCCATCACGCGAAGGTGGACACTCACTGGAGAACTGGGGCAACACACTGGGACAACACAAGGGAGACTTCAATGATTTTACTACGTATTCAAGGGAGATGGTGGAGTATTGTAAGCAAGACGTTAGGGTTAATGTGTTGGTGTACAAGAGATTACTTCTTGAGCTTGCAGATTTTGGAAGTGAAAGCATTGAACTTGAGCATCAAGTACAGACTATTATTAATACTCAGATCAAAACAGGATGGCTCTTAGATCAAGAGAAGGCATTCCTTTTATTAGCGGAACTCAAGGAGAAGAAGTATGAGCTTGAAGACAAGGTACATGAAACTTTTAAACCACTACCGACATTTATCAAACAAGTTACACCGAAAGTTAAGAAAGATGGTGCGTTCTCTGTTGTCGGACTCAAGTTCCTAGGAGAGCAGTGGGTCACAGCGGCAGCACCATTCAGTCGCATTGATTGGCCCGTGTTTAACTTAGGCTCACGACAGCAGATAGGCAGACACCTAGAGTACTTCGGTTGGAAACCCAAGACGTTCACTGAGACAGGACAGGCCATCGTAGACGAGGCGGTGCTGAAGGAAGTGAAAGGAATACCAGAGGCTACACTGATTGGCGAGTACCTGATGATCCAAAAGCGTATCGCGCAGGTACAGAGTTGGTTAGACGCAGTCAAAGATGACGGTAGAGTACATGGGTACGTTAACCCTAACGGTGCAGTAACAGGACGTATGACACACTCTAGTCCCAACATGGGGCAAGTACCCGCAGTCTACTCACCCTACGGCAAGCAGTGTCGTGATGTGTGGACAGTACCGAAGGGTTACAAGCTAGTAGGTATGGATGCTTCAGGTCTTGAGCTTAGAATGTTGGCACACTACATGAATGATGAGGGATACACTAATGAAATACTCACGGGAGATATACACACAGCAAATCAGTTGGCTGCGGGCCTTGAAAATAGAGATCAGTCGAAAACTTTCATCTACGCTTTTCTTTATGGGGCAGGAGATGCCAAGGTCGGAAGTATCGTTGGAGGAACTAGGCGTGATGGTGCGAGACTTAAAGAAAAGTTCCTTGCAAACACGCCTGCTCTTGGAAAGCTACGAGAACGAGTTGGACTGGCGGCTTCAAGAGGCTATGTTTATGGACTGGATAGGAGAAGGGTGTCCATACGATCAGAACACGCGGCATTAAATAGCCTGCTTCAGTCAGCCGGTGCAATCGTTATGAAGAAAGCACTGTGTTTACTGGATGAGTACGCTACGATATGGGGCATTGACTATAACTTTATAGGGAACATTCACGATGAGATCCAAACAGAGGTCAGAGAAGAGAAGGCAGAGGTTTTCGGAAGGCTTGCCACAAGTTGCATCCAAGCAGCAGGAACTTTTTACAACCTCAACTGCCCCCTCGCAGGGGACTACAAGGTTGGAGATAGTTGGGCAGATACACACTGATAGGGCTTGCATAAAATGTAATGTTCAGTTAACAACTTTAAACTTATCACCTTCACAAAAAACAAATCACATGTGGATATGTAAAGGATGTTACGCAATACATAACGCTAAAGGAAATCGCAACACAATGTACGTTAACGGTAAGTACGTTTCAAGGAAGCATCCTCTGTACAAGGCAGGCAAGTACAAAGGGTTTGAGGAAGCAGCCTTTAGTTCCTTAGAAAACTACGCAGACAGTGCAGAAGGTTCAGTGTATGTGATAGCTAACAAGGCATGGGGCGGTTGGGTTAAGGTAGGCATGGCTGTTGATGCAGAGGATAGGTTAAAAAGTTATCAAACCTCTTCCCCTTTCAGAGATTATATGTTATACTATAGTTATACTACAGACAACAGAAGGAAGTCTGAAGCTGAAGCACATAGCATGTTGGAACAGAAGTATGAGAGAAGGAACGAGTGGTTCCTTTGTACACCTAGTCAAGCGATAGAGGTTTTAAATGGACAAGTCAACAGATAATGTAGTCGCTGACATCTACGCACTGATGGAAAGCAAGGACGCTGACCCATCTGTGGACGTAGAGGCAGAGATTGAGAGGTTCGGTGAGGGTGTTAAAGCCCTGATGCGTACAGAGTTTGGTCGGAAGAAGCGAGAGGATAACCGGAGGCTACGCCTCAGTAACATCGGCCGCACCGACAAGTACTTATGGAACCACTTCAACGGGACTGACGGTGAAGAGTTACAGCCGCATACCTACGTCAAGTTTATGTATGGTCACTTGATTGAAGAGATGTTGTTGTTCCTCACACGCATGGCAGGACACAGCGTGACTGACGAACAGAAGGTGTGCAAGGTAGACGGTATCGTAGGACACATGGACTGTAAGATTGACGGTGTTGTTACTGATGTCAAGTCAGCAAGTAGCTTTGGGTTTAAGAAGTTTAAGGAAGGCACGTTAGCCTTTGATGATCCGTTCGGTTACATTGATCAGATCAAAGCATACGCTTACTCAGAGGGTGCAACAGAGTTCGGTTGGTTAGCAATGGACAAGGCCAACGGACACCTGACCTACCTCAAGTATGACTTAGCTGACACAGAAGCACCAGTGTATGACATATTAAAACAACCCATTACTGAGAGGGTGGCCCATGTAAAAAAGCTAGTAGAGCAGCTAGAACCGGACGCACTGTGTTATCAACCCGTACCGGACGGCAAGTCAGGAAACTTAAAGCTTGCTATTGGTTGCTCGTACTGTCAATTCAAAGACCATTGCTACCCAGATTTAAGAGTCTTCAACTACGCATACGGGCCAAAGTATTTATGTACCGTAATCAACGAGCCAAAAGTAAGGGAGATTACTTTCGATGAAACAGGCTTTTAGATCAGGGTTAGAGAAGAAGTTATCAGAGAAGCTAGACGGGCAGTACTTGTTTGAACCTTACGGTCTGCCCTATACCACACACAGGAAGTACCTACCGGACTTCGTACACGAAGACAAGGCAGTGCTGATAGAGTGCAAGGGCTTCTTCAGAGTAGGTGATACACAGAAGTACAAGGCTATTAGAGACTCCATGCCTGAGTGGGAGATTATATTTGTCTTGTCTAACCCAAGCAAGCGGGTACGCAAGGGAGGCAAGATGACAATGGGGGAGTGGTGTGAGAAGGAAGGCTTTAAGCATTACACAATAGACACTTCAAAGGAAATGACCAAGTATATTAAAGGGAAGAAGCTACCATGCCTATAACCTTAGAGGAACTTAAAGAACGAGTGATCGCTACGCTAGACGAAGAGTTGATATGTGAGATGTTGTCAATCAGTACGTCAGACCTAGTGGATGCTTTTGAGGATAGGATACTTAAAAACTTTGACAAGATAGCAGAGGAGTTTGAGCAAGATGACCAGATTGAATGATGCAACACCTAGCATGTGGGACAAAGTAGCACGTAGCAACATTAACCATGACATGGAGACAGAGAAGGGTAGACAAGCAGCGTGGCAGGAACTAGCGCACGTAGGGCTAGAGGCTTGGGCGGAACCTGCGGAGAGAGAAGCAGAGGAGATCAGCTTAGATGATTGCACTACGGAGATTGATTGGGGTAAAGATGAGGGCATGGAAGACATGGTAGGCGCACCATACCACTACAACACAGGCAACATAGAGTGTATTGAGGCAATAGAGGAGTCCATGTCCAGTGTTGCATACAAAGGCTACCTCAAGGGAAACTGCATGAAGTACCTGTGGCGTTACGACTACAAAGGCAAGCCGGTAGAAGACCTACAGAAAGCAGGTTGGTACTTAAACAAACTAACAGACATGGTAACAGAGGAGAACACATAGTGGATCAGTATCAGCAGTTTATACACAAGTCAAGGTACGCACGTTGGCTACCGGATCATGGCCGTAGAGAGACATGGGCTGAGACAGTCTACAGGTATGTCAGCTTCTGGAGAGATCGTGAACAGATAACAATCCAAGAAGGTCAGGAACTGTACGAAGCTATATACAACCTAGAAGTTATGCCTAGCATGCGCTGTATGATGACAGCAGGCCCTGCACTAGCCAAGGATAACGTAGCAGGCTTTAACTGTAGCTACCTAGCCATTGACTCACCACGTAGCTTTGACGAGCTTATGTATGTGCTTATGTGTGGTACAGGTGTAGGCTTCAGTGT